CCCGCGGCGCTGCCGCGGCGGCCGAGGACAGGAAGGAGACCGCCGAGGCAGCGCTTCAGGATGCCGAACGTGAACGCGACAGCGCGCTGGATGCCGCCAAGGGCTACAAAGCCGAGGCGGAGGCCGCCCACAAGCTGGCCGCTGCCGCCAGCAACGAGGGCATGGCCAAGTTCAAGGTGGTGTTTGATCAGACGGTGGAAAACGTGAACACGCTGGCCGCGCTGCTGCAGGCGCTGCCGGACAGTCAGCAGGAGAAGCTGCGGCGGGCACTGCTGGCACTGGCTGACCAGGTGCGGAAGGTGGGCGCGTGATATGGCGGAACACTGCGGAAGCTGCGTGTGGCGCTCCGGCCGGGCCGGATACAAATGCGACTACGCCGGCAAGACGGACCATACGCGAAAGGCGGAGTCTCCAGACGGCTGTACCTACTATCTGCGGGGTGACATCGTAACGGACGACCGGACAGCCCAGCGGCTGTATCGCAAGGTCATGGCAAAGAGAAAAGCGGCGGGGCTGGCGTGAGCCACCCCGCACCGCCCTCTTTTGAAAGCGGCTGCCCGATGACCGGGCGGCGGCTTTGAGGAGAGGAGGCGAGGGTGTGAACCTGCGGAACCCGAAGGAATACTGCGAAAACCTGCTGTGGATACGCACGAAAAAGCAGACGATGGCGCACCTGCGCTTCAACGACGCGCAAGAGAACCTGTACGGCGTCATCCGCCAGCAGGCGGCACAGGGGAAGCCCATCCGACTGATCGTCCTCAAGGGGCGGCAGGAGGGTATCTCCACGGTGACGGAGGGGCTGATGTTCCAGGATACGGTGACGCGCCCCAACGTCAAGACGCTGATCGTGGCCCACGAAAACACGGCCACGGCCAACCTGTTCAAAATGAACAAACTGTTCTACGACAGCCTTCCGCCCGGCGCGCAGCCTATGCGGAAGAACTCCAACGCCAAGGAGCTGGTGTTCGAGAACCCCACTAAGGACGAGAAGGAGAAGCGCCGCCGGCCGGGTCTGCGGAGCTCTATCCGCTGCCAGACGGCGGGCAAGGGCGGCGTGGGCCGAAGCGACACGCTGACCAATGTACATATCTCCGAGTACGCCTTCTGGCCCAAGAACAAGGACGAGCTGCTGCTGGGCATCATGCAGGCGGTGCCGGATGAGCCGGACACGATGGTGGTCATCGAGTCCACCGCCAACGGCTACGACCACTTCAAGACACTGTGGGACGACGCGGTGGCCGGCGTCAACGCATGGACGCCGGTATTCCTGCCATGGTACCTGGAGCCGGGGTACCGAAAGAGCGTGCCGGAGGGCACCGTGTGGGACGAGGAGGAGGAAGGCCTCCGGCGGGACTTCAGGCTGGACGATGAGCAGCTCATGTGGCGCCGCTGGTGCATCAAGGCCAACTGCGGCAACGACGCGGCTATGTTCCGGCAGGAGTACCCCAACACGCCGGACGAGGCATTCCTGCTCAGTGGCGAGGGCTACTTCGACAACGCGGCGCTGGGCCGGCAGCGGATGCACGCACCGGCGCCCGCATCCGTGGGCTGGTTCGTTTTCGACGAGCCGGCGGAGCCGGGGGACGCGCCGCGGAACTGGCGGTATGAGCCCGGCGAGGCCGGGGCGGTGCGTATCTGGAAGGCACCGGAGAGGGGCGTGCCCTATGTGCTGGGCGGCGATACAGCCGGCGAGGGGAGCGACCGCTTCACCGCCTTTGTACTGGACAACCGCACCGGGGCGCAGGTGGCAGAGCTGCAGATGCCCTTGTCTGAGATACAGTATGCCAGGCAGATCTACTGTATGGGCCGGTATTACAACGATGCGCTGACGGCGGTGGAGGTCAACTTCTCCACCTATCCGGAGAAGAAGCTGGAGGAGTGGCACTACCCAAAGCTCTACCAGCGGGAGCGCTTCGACACCTTTAAGAATGTGATGGTAAAGTCCCAGGGCTGGGTGACGTCCCCCAAGACGCGGCCCCAGATGCTGGCCACGCTGCACACGGTGATGGACGAGGAGCCGGGGCTGGTGGTGTCGGCATGGACACTGGGGGAGATGATCACCTTCGTGTACGACGAGAACCGCAAGCCGCAGGCGGCGGTGGGGGAGCACGACGACCTTGTGATGGCGGCGGCCATCGCCCACAGTGTCCGGCCCCAGCAGCGCTACACGGCGGAGGCCGAGGCGGCAGACCGGCGGCACTGGACGCAGGATATGTGGGAGGACTGGCGCCGGGCTAATCTGGCGACGCGGAAGCAGTTGGAAGCGGAGTGGAAACGCTCCGAAAAATAAAAACAGGAGGAATGTGCGAAATGGATTTCTTTAGTATCGTATGCGGCGCGGCGTCGCTGCTGTGGCTGGCGGCCGGTGCGCTGGCGGTGGAGGACCGCTGGCGGCAGCGGCGTCTGACCAAAAAGAGCGAGGAGGCGCTGGACAGACTGCTGGAGGAGGTGTTCGACGATGGCGAAGACGACTGAGCTGATAGCGGCGTTGCGGTGTTCGAGTTCGGTACCATCGGCGCAGCTGGACTGTAGAACTTGCGCTTTTCACATGGAAGAGACGGTTGACGGCAAGGACTATGCGGGCTGTGAATGTGATCGCATTTTGGTGGACGCCGCCGACAAGATCGAGGAGCTGGTGGATCGCTGCGCCCGGTACGCCGAGGAGATCGCGGTGCTGCAGGAAAAGGTGAATGCATGACCAGAAAAAGGTACGTTAAGCTGCTGATGGCCTGCGGTTTCCCGCGGAACGATTGCCAGGAGGCGGCTCAGGCCGTGAGGGTGACTGAATGCTCTTATCAGGACGATATGAAGGACTGGCTGAGTGCTTTCCGGTTTCGGAGGATATTCAAGCGGGCGAATGAAGGTCTTGAGGAACTTTCTCGGTGCATCGACATCTTGCAGCAAGCGCTGGGGGTGGAGTGATGGAACGACTGACGGCACATAGCAAGCAAACATCGCGCGAAAACGGTATCTGTTGCACACATTTTTGCGGCCCCGAATGCCTCGGAGTTGGCGGAAACTGCGCCATGAATTGCAAGTGGGAAGAAGCGGCGTGGAGTCGCCTCGCCGCCTACGAGGACACGGGGCTGGAACCGGATGAAGTGAACGCACTTCAAAAAGATTGGAGCGACCTTTGTACGGTGATCGGAGAATGTGGCGGCATCGACCGCCTGCGCGAGTTGGCCGAGGCCGACAAGGCCGGTCGGCTGGTGGTGCTGCCGTGCAAGGTGGGTGATACGGTGTGGATTACAGGCTCAGTTCGGCGCTTGTATAGCGAAAAAGTCAGAACATTCTTCTGCGGCGATCCGAGTTATAGTCGCGGGATGGCCGACAACGGCGTGAAGATGATACGCACAACGGGATGCGATATTCCCATCCATGAATTTGGCAAGACCGTATTCCTCACCCGCGAGGAGGCGGAGAAAGCGCTGGAGGCGATGAAGAAGGAGGAAACTGAGCATGCGTGACGAAGATCTGTTGGCCGCGCTGCGGCGGCTGAAGGTGCAGACCGGGAGCCTCGCCTGCCTGGGCTGCGGGCGGGAGCATAACTGCGGGATCCATGGCTGCGCCATTCTGCGGGAGGCCATCGCCTTTGTGGAAAAGAAGCTGGCGGAGGACAGGGGCCGCAGCGTGATGGCGTATCGGGATGGGAACTAAGGTGAACCCGCGGCGGGTGCCGCGGACGCAGAAGGACGTGGATGCCACCTATGACCGGGGCATCACGGAGGGCCTGCATCGGGGCATTGAGCTGATGCTCTACGTCCTGATCGACAAGCACGCCGCGCCCATGGACGACGTGCAGCAGCTGGCCCGGGAGCTAAACCACGCCGCCGGGTGCGTGGCCGAGGGCTACGTCACCTGGGCGGACATTCGGCGGATGCTGAAGGAATACGAGGTGGAGGTGGTGCTGGAATGAAGAAGTACCGCGAGGAGCTGTACAGGAAGACGGTGTATTGTCCGACGTGCCGGGGCGTGACGCCACAGGGCTGCCAGCGCTGTGGCGGGGTGGGACTGGTGGTAGTGCCGGCCACAAGAGGCGACGTCCTCCGGCGGATGTCGGACAGGGAGCTGGCGGTGCAGCTGTTCGACTTCCGCTTTGACGGCTACGCCAAGGCGCAGGGCGCGGAGACCGTCCTGCCGGACACGATACATAGCATAGAAAACTGGCTGAAGGAGGAGATGGACGAATGAAAACCGAAGGAGGAGGGGGGGCGGTGAGACACCTGCAGATGTCGGAGAGCGAGATCGTGAGCAGCTACCGCACGGCCCGCGATCCTAAGCGGCAGATCGGCATACTGGCGGAGCTGAACGCGGTGACGCCGCGGGAGATCCGGGAGGTGCTGGAGGAGGCCGGGGCACTGATGCTGAAGCCCGGGAGCCACGGCGGCGGGCGGCCCCTCAGCTTCGACGCCGCAGCGGCGCGGCAGATGTTTGAGGCAGGCCTTACCGACGAGGAGATGGCCCGGAAGCTGGG